TTGAATTTTTCATATTTTTTATTTTCTAAGACCGATGTGCCCCCTTCAAAAAATACGCAAGTCATTTCTATAGGGGGTGTGGTCTACCGAGGGAGAGGAGAGTAAATGTCAAAAAAACCGCCCGAGGAACTGACGAAAAAGGAGAGGATTTCGGCGGAGATCAGCCGACTTTCTCGGCAGTTGGCCGGAGTTGACCCAAAGAAAAAAAAGATCGTGGACTCCTTGATTAAGAACGCCGCCTTCATGACGATCACCCTGGAGGATCTGCAGGAAACGATCAATGAAAACGGCGCTGTGAGTGAATATCAAAATGGAGAGAACCAGTGGGGCACCAAAAAATCTCCTGAGGTTGAGATTTACAACACGATGATTAAAAATCACGCCACCATCATGAAGCAGCTGGTGGATCTCCGCCCGAAAGACCTGCCGAAGGATGATGACGACGGGTTCGAGGGATTCGTGACGGACCGATGAGCGCGGTACAGGAGGCGCGGCCGCGGCGCGGGAGAGGGAAGCGGGCAGCCGGCAAGGCAAAGGTTCTCCGGAAGCAGTATCCACTCTCATATAACCCGATCTTGCATTACTGGGAACGGATCGAGTCCGGGGAAGAGGTTGTCAGCGATAAGGTCCGGCGCGTTTACAAAAAGCTGGCCGCAGATGTTTATGATGTCACTTCTGTTTGGGAATATGATAACCGCAAGGCCAATCATGCGATTGAATTTATTGAGAATTACTGCAAACACAGCAAAGGGAAATGGGGCGGCAAGCCAATCGACCTGGAGCTCTGGCAGCAGGCCTTCATCGCAGCGACATTCGGCTTTGTTCATAAAATAGACGGCACCCGCAAATACCGCGAGGTGTTTTTAGTCGTTGCCCGTAAAAACGGAAAGTCTACCATTGCATCCGGCATTGGTCTATACCTACAGGTGGCAGACGGTGAGCCGGGTTCTGAGGTGTATGCGGTCGCGACCAAGAAGGATCAGGCAAAACTGGTCTGGATGGAAGCAAAGCGGATGGTCAAGAAATCGCCGTCTCTGCTGCGCCGGATCAAGCCCTTGGTGGCGGAGCTGGTTTGTGACTGGAATGACAGCACATTTAAACCACTCGGCTCTGATTCGGATACGCTGGACGGTCTGAACGTTCATGGGGCCCTGCTGGATGAAATACACGCCTGGAAGGACAAGAACCTGTATGACGTTATCGTAGATGGTACCAGCGCGCGGGAGCAGCCGTTACTGGTCATGATTACAACAGCCGGAACCGTCCGCGAAGCAGTCTATGATATGAAGTACGACGAGGCTGAGATGGTGCTGAATGGCTTCGGCGATCCGGACGGGTACAAGGATGACCGTTTCTTGCCCATCATCTATGAATTGGATGATCGCAAAGAGTGGGTGGATCCGGCTGCCTGGCCGAAGGCTAACCCGGGACTAGGAACGATCAAGAAGACGGACCAACTCGAAACCAAGGTCAACAAGGCCAAAGCGAACGCGATGCTGATCAAAAACTTGCTTACCAAGGATTTCAATGTCCGGGAGACCTCGACGGAAGCATGGCTGCCATTTGAAGACCTGAACAACATGGCCATCTTTGATGTCCGGCAGCTGGGACTTCGCTACGGAATCGGCGGAGCTGACTTATCTGAGACAACGGACTTAACGGCAGCGAAGGTCATCGCCATGCGGCCGAACGATCCGACAATTTATGTACTTCAGATGTACTGGCTTCCGGAGGACTTACTGGAACAGCGGTCCAAGGAGGATAAAATACCCTATGACATCTGGCACGATCGCGGGCTGCTGCGGACGACGCCGGGGAACCGGGTGCATCACAAATACGTGACTGAATGGTTTGTCGAGGTTCAGAACGAATACGACATCTACATTCCCTGGACTGGTTATGACCGATATTCGGCCGTTTATTGGGTGGAGGAAATGCAGAATCACTTCGGCACTGGTTCGATGGAGGCGGTGGCACAGGGTAAGGCGACCTTATCCGGCCCGATGAAGCTGCTTGGCGCGGATCTGAAGGCGAAGCTGGTCAATTACAATAACAACCCCATCGACAAGTGGTGCTTGTCAAATACGGCGGTGGATATTGACCAGAAGAACCAAACGATACAGCCTCACAAGGGCAAGAACCAGCGGCGCCGGATCGACGGAACAGCTGCGCTGCTCAATGCCTATGTCGCCTTGGAGCGGCACCGGGAAGAGTACATGAACATGATTTGAGGAAGGGGGTGAGGGATTGCAGAAACGAAGTGTTTGGAACCGGCTGTTCGGCAGCATCAGCGACACCGTCCGGAACTACACGATGATGCAGTTGATGAAGGGGTTTACTCCAGTATTCACGAATTTTGGAAATGATGCCTACGCCTCGGACGTTGTCCGTTCAACGGTGCATGTCATCGCCAGCAATGCGGCCAAGCTGAAGCCGAAGCATATCCGGAGGGACAGTGGCTCTTTGAGGATTATGAATGACGATATTGAGCGGCTGCTGAGCTTAAAACCAAATCCGCACATGAATGCCTACGATTTTTACTACAAAATCGTGACACAGCTCATGCTGCGGAGTAATGCGTTTATCTTAATTCAGCGAGCGGGGCCAAGACTGGTCGGTTTCTACCCAGTCATTGCATCAAGTGTCGAGGCTCTGGAATATGAGGGTGATACGTATTTACGTTTCCAGTTCAGCAGCGGAAAAAAATTAACTGTTCCCTATGACGACGTAATTCATTTACGGCGTTTTTTTTATGAATCCGATTTATTCGGGGAATCAAACGAAACTGCTCTGCTGCCGACACTGGAGTTGATCAACACATCGAATCAGGGTATCAGTAATGCCGTGAAGTCTTCAGCGGATCTGCGGGGGCTGCTGAAGTATAGTACAGCACTCCGGCCGGAGGATTTGAAGAAAAACCGGGATGAGTTCGTGAAGGATTACATGGACGTCAATAATAACGGCGGCGTGGCTGCAATTGACAGTAAAGCCGATTACGTCCCGTTGAACAGCAACCCGAAGATGGTGAATGCCGGGCAGCAGAAGTACATCGACGAGAAGGTATACAAGTACTTCGGTGTCAACGAAAACATCGTCATGAGCAAATACAAAGAGGATGAATGGAACGCCTTTTATGAATCGGTCATCGAGCCGATCGCCATTCAGCTCAGTTTGGAGTTTACATCCAAGCTGTTCACTTCAAACGAACGGGCTCATGGACATGAAATCATTTATGAATCGAATCGCTTGCAGTACGCCAGCGTGACCACAAAGCTGAACCTGGCCCAAATGGTTGACCGCGGGGCGATGACGCCGAATGAATGGCGCGAAGCGTTCAACTATGCGCCGTTGCCAGGCGGTGACAAGCCGGTCCGCAGGCTGGATACAGCCGAGGTAGGCAAGGGGAAGAGCGGCGACAAAACCGGGGAGGGAGGTGATGAGGATGACGGTAAAAACAAAGGAGAATCCGAATCCAAGACGGAGTGATCGCGAGTTCCGGGAATTTAGCTTTGAGATTCGTGCTGCGGCCCCGGCTGAGGATGCAGCAGAGGAAATGATTGTCGAAGGTTATGCCTGCCGGTTCAACGAGGCAACGGTCTTGTGGGAGTATGACGGCAAGGAATATAAGGAGCAGGTAGATGACCGGGCGCTCTCGGAGGCCGACATGTCGGATGTGATTTTTAATTACAATCACGGCGGCAAGGTTGTTGCTCGTACCCGGAATAAGACGCTGGAGCTCAAGGTGGATAAGAAAGGTCTTTTTGTCCGTGCCAAGCTGGACGGCACCGAGGAGGGCCGGAAACTGTTTGCCGAGATTAAAGGCGGATACATTGACCGTATGAGCTACGCCTACACCGTCAAGGAATCAGCCTACGATTCTGAAAACCGCACCCGGACGATCCGGAAGATCAAGAAAGTTTACGACGTGTCCGCCGTGGATATTCCGGCTTATGATACGACTTCCATTTCAGCCCGTTCAGCCTTCGAGGTGGAGATCGAGAAGGAGATGAAGGCGGCGGAGGCTGCCGAACGGAGACGGAAGTTGCTGCTGCAAACCTATCTTTAATTAAAATTGGGAGGAATGTATTCATGAAGACAAAAAGATATAAGCTCGACCTGCAGTTGTTTGCCGGCGGTGGCCGCCTGGCGGAAATCGAGCAGCGCAAAGCAGAAATCCGCACTTCGCTTGAAGGTGATACTGAGGTTGATCTGGATGCACTGGAAAAAGAACTCCGGGCTCTTGAGGATGAAAAAGCCAAAATTGAGAAGCGGGCAAAGATTGCTGCCGACCTTAATGCAGGTGCTGCTTCAGCCACGACCCTCGGGACGTTGGAGCAACCGCAGCCGGAAGCCCGTAACATCGGAGAAATGAAGTGGGTTGAAGCCATCAGCACAGCGGAGTATCGCGCCTCTTGGGCTAAAGACATGATGGGCATGTCACTGGGCACTGAAGAACGCAATGCCTATGAACGTGTCAATGCCGAATACCGGGCTTTTACTCACTCAACGGAGAATAGTGCGGTACTCATTCCGAAAACGGTTGTAGCCGGCATTTGGAAGCGTGCAGAGGAGCAGTATCCGTTGTGGGCAGATGTCCGCAAGTTCCGCGTTACCGGAAACCTGAGTCTGATCAAGGGTGGTACATCACCGAATGCACAGTGGTATGACGAAGACGATACCGTCGATACTGATCAACTTGGATTCGGGCTGCTGGAGCTGACCGGTTGTGAATTGGCAAAGGCTATTCAGGTGACTTGGAAGCTGCGCAAAATGGCTGTTGATGACTTCATTGCTTACGTCGAGCGCGAGATTGGTGACCGTATGGGTATCGCTCTGTCGAACGCCGTATATGCGGGTAAAGGGAAGCCGGGCGGCAGCCAAACATTCAAACCGGAGCCTCGTGGAATCAAAACAGCATTGGCAGCGGAAACCCTTACGCCGCAGATCATTGAATATACCGAAGCTGCCGGGTTGAAATATGTGAACCTGACGGCGGCAATGGGTGGCATTCACTCCTCGTATGCAAATGGTGTTACGATTTACGCTAATAACACAACGATCTGGAGCACGCTGGCTAATATGCTTGATGACGTCGGTCGTCCGCTGTTTGTGCCGGACGTAAATGCCGGTGGAGTGGGTCGTATCTTTGGCCGTCTGATTAAACCGGATGCTTCCATTCCTGCCGGTGAAATTCTGATCGGTAATGCTAATGCCGGGTACATGGCAAATATCAATGAGGATATCACCATGTACCGTGAGGATCATGTTCGTCAGCGCCTGACCGACTACATGGGGTATGCCATTGTCGATGGTGATGTTGTTGATAATAAGGCATTTGTCATTCTGCAACTCGAAGCTGAGGCGGGATAATCGCCAGAAAGGAGTGGGTGATCTTGGAACGTGAAGTAATTAAACAGTTTCGTGACAAGGAGACCGGGCGGCTGTTGCTTCCCGGTCAAACCTTTTCCTCTGATGATGAGAAGCGGGTTAATACCCTGGTCAAAAAGGGTTTTGTCTCTGAGGATGAGCTTGTGCCGAAGCGGGTACAGAAGGATTCCGCCGTGAATAAAAAGGAAGTGCCGGCCAAGCGCGATAGCGTGAAGCCTGCAGCCGGAGATGGTACGGATGTCCCTGCTGAATAGCATCAAGACAGCCCTTCGGATCGGCATCGCCAACACTGCATTTGATGATGAAATCTCAGACCTGATTGCCGCAGCTCAAAACGATCTGCGGCTTTCTGGTGTGGCCGATGAAAAAACGCAGGACGAGGAGGATGCGCTGATACGCCGGGCAGTAACGGTCTATGTGAAAGCGAATTTCGGCTGGGATAACCCGGATGCGGAACGGCTGCAGTTGTCATACGACAAGCTAAAGGCTCATTTAACTCTATCCGGCGAGTATGCGGCACCGCGGGAGGAGGATCCGGTCATATGATGTGGCGAAACACTGCGGAGTTAATTCCGGTCATACCGGGCCGAGATAGTTACGGCGAGGATACGCGGGTAGACGGCGTTCCCCGTATGGTGTTCGTGAACCGGAAGTCTGTTCGGCAGTCTGAGTTTTACCAGGCGTTCGCAGCCGGAATGAAGCCGGAAATTGTGTATGAGATCCGAACGGTTGAATACCAGGAGGAGCCGAAGCTGCGCGCGGAAGGGATAGATTACTACATCATCCGGACGTTCACCAAAAACGGAGAGATTACCGAGCTGATCTGCAGCCGGTATCCGATGGAGGGATGATATGGCCCGTAATGAGATTATAGGCATGAAGGAACTGGAGAAGGCCTTCAAGCGCCTTGGCAAAGTACCTCAAACCGTTGCAACGAAGGCGGCCAGATCCGGCGCTAAGATTGCTTTCAAGTCCGCAAAGAGTAATGCTCCTGTCGATCAGGGTGATCTTAAAGCCGGTATTATCATGAAGCCGGAGCGGCGGGTAAAAGTCGGCAAAAAGGTTTACGACATTATGATGGACCCGGCCAAGAATGATATTTTCGTTAAAATATCCAAAGCCGGCAAGCGGTCTTATTATCCGGCTTCCCAAGAATACGGTTTTATGACCGTAGACGGTGGCTATATTCCAGGCTATCGCTATTTACGGAAATCCCTGACGGAAAACACGCGTATCATCACACAGACCATAGTTAACGAAGGGATCAAGGCAGCGGAAAAGGCATTGGAGGCAAGGGGATGACATTCGAAGAAGCACTGACCTTTGAGCTGGAGCAGTTACCCGGTCTCTCTGAAAGGGTGTACCCGGTATTTGAGCCCGGAAGGGCAGAACCCTATGTTGTGTACCAATCGAGCGAGGGACGCCGTACAAAGGCGCTGAATGGCTATACGGAGGGACGGTCTGTGCCCTGCGAGTTGCATGTGATCGCCAAGCGATATGGTGACCTGAAGCAGCATGTCCGGGACGTCATTGATGCCCTGATTAGCTTTGAAGGACGCATAATCGGGGAGGATGGTCCGAATGTGCAGGAGCTGACCTATGAGGAGCCGGTGGAGCTGTACGAGGAAAAGCCAAAGCTATACCGATGTGTCATTGAATTTGAGGTTTATTACTGAGGAGGGATCATATGGCAAAGCGTGCCGTAGGGACAAAATTGATGATTGGCGCGGTGAAGGTGGGCGGGCTGACGTCCATCGGCGGTGTGGAGAAATCAGCCGATACTCTGGACACTACCACACTGGACAGTGACGGTGGATACCGGACGTTCACTGGTGGTTTTAAGGATGGTGGGGAAGTTTCCCTGTCTGGATATTTCGAGCCGGGCGATGCCGGCCAGCGTGCGCTGGATGAGGCTTACGAGGAAGGCGGGGTAGAGGAATTCAGCATTGTCTTCCCTACCGAGCTCGGCGCCAGCTGGGAGTTTGATGGCGTAGTGACGGCTGTAAGTACCGGCGCTGAGCTAGAGGAACTGGTAAGCTTTGAGGCTACGATTAAGGTGTCCGGCAAGCCGACGCTGACACTGCCGCCTGTAACACCGTAACAACCAAATAACCGATAAGGCTGGGTCAAACTGATCCGGCCTATTTCATGTGGAGGGAAAAGAAGATGACGGATAACGGAAAAAACGATGTGGTACTTATTGAGCTGGATCGGCCCCGGGAACTGAGGTACGGGCATAAGGCTCTGAAAACGCTGGTGGCTCTTACCGGCACGAAAATGGAAGACATCAACATGGAATCCCTTGATCTGGGGGAAATCGAGAAATACGTATATTGCGGGCTGCTGTCGGATGCAAAACAAAACGGAGAAAATCTAAAGCTGGAAGATATGGAGGACTTGCTTGACCAAGCGCCGAACTTCGGGCACATTGTCGAAAAAATTACCGCGGCCTTCAACATCTCCTTTGGAGCATTTGCTGTACCGGAGGGAAACCAGCCGACGCCGGCGGAGCTGTCGGCACAGATCCTGGAGAATGGGACTGGCAAGAATCGCTAAAGGCAGCGATCAGCGTGGGCGTCCGGATCGCGGAGTACAACGAAATCACTCCAGCGGAGCTGAACATGTACATTGATGCTTATAACAAGCAGATGCAGCGTGACAGCGAGCAGCAGTTGACCAGCGCGTATATGGCAGCCTATTGGCAGAGGGTCAAGCGGATGCCTTCCCTGAAGGATGTACTGAAGAAGGGTAACCAGCGGACGGCACAGTCGCCGGAACAGATGCTTGCTGAGGTACAAAAACTGAACGCCGCACTGGGCGGCGGAACGAGCGGGTGAATGAATGGCAGTAGTAAAAAACCTATTGGTTCGTGCCGGTGCAGACTTTACAGCGCTGAAGAAGGCAACGGTTCAGGCACAGCGGGACCTCAATGATTTTAAGAACAATGTCTCAAGGGCAGTAAAAGGGATCAATACGCTGCTTGCAGGGGTAGGAGCTGGGCTGCTCATCGGCGGTGCGATCAAGGATGCTATCCAGTACGAAGCGGCTATCATGCAGATCAACCGCACACTTGGCAGCGCCGCCGGGGCGTTTCAGAAGTGGGCAAACGAGAATGCCGCGGCAATGGGGATGTCCACCCTCGAAATTACGAAATATGCAGCCGTGTACTCCAATCTGATCAGCGGGTTTTCGGCCACGGTCGCCGAGACCACGCAGCGGACGCAGGACTTGCTCAAGGCCTCAGCAATCGTTGCAGCCGGCACCGGGCGGACGATGGAAGACACCATGGAGCGCATCCGATCCGGTCTTCTAGGTAATACCGAAGCAATCGAGGATTTGGGGATTAATGTGAACGTCGCCTTACTCGAATCCACCAGGGCGTTCCAGGCATTCGCCAACGGCCGCAGCTGGGATCAGATTGATTTCCAGACCCAGCAGACGATTCGTCTCATGGCGATCTTGGAGCAGGCGTCAATCAAATACGGAAACACGGTAGCGGATAACACGGCCTACCGGCAGGCAGCGTTTGTCGCTCAGCTGAAGAACACACGGCTGGCCCTCGGGCAGGCATTCCTGCCGATTTATAATTATATCCTGCCGGCGTTAACACGGATGGCAGCCGCGCTGGCGATGGTAACTAATTTTGCAGCTCAATTTGTAACGGCTTTGTTCGGCGGATCATCTGCATCCAATGCGCAGGCAAAATCCGTTGCTGATCAGACTGGAGCTGTCAGCAGCCTGGCAGATGCTTATAAATCGGCTGGAGACCAAGCCACTGCGGCGGGCGATGCCGCCAAAAAGGCGGGCAAGAAGGCGAAGCAGTCAGTGGCCGGATTCGACCAATTGAACCTGGTTGGCGGAACAACCGGTACTGATGGAGCGGATGGCGCCGGAGGAGCTGGCGGAGCGTCAATACCGGAGATGAATCTTGATACAGGCGCATTCGGGGCCATGGGCGCTATCATGATTGATATCAGCGATAAGGCCCAGGCAATGGCGGATAAGTTTCGCAAGGCCCTGGGATCCATGGGCAAAATCAGCCTTGAACCTTTGCGGAAATCTCTTGCGGGTCTGTGGGAGGCAGTTAAGCCGTTTGCCAAGAACGTGGGCGAAGGGCTGAAATGGTTCCTCAAGGAAGTGCTTGTCCCACTGGCTAAATGGACCGTGGAGAAGGCACTGCCGGCATTTATTGATGTGCTGGCCGGAGCGATCCGAGTTATCAACAGCGCAGTAAATGCTTTTAAGCCTGCCGCGAAATGGTTGTTTGATAGTTTCTTGCGGCCGATTGCCGAATGGACCGGCGGAGCTATTGTTTCTGGATTGGCGGCACTGGCGGACGGATTGAACCAACTCTCCTCTTGGATCGATGGACACCAGCAATCTTTTGTACAGGCGGCTGTGATGGTGGCCGGGTTCTTTGCTGCGTTCCAGGTAGCCGGGTTCCTGCCGGCAATCGGCACAGCTCTTTCTTCGCTGGGCGGATTTTTGGTGACAGTCGGAGAATTGATTACAACCGGCGGGATAGTGACCGTGATTATGGAGGGACTGGCATCGGCTTTTGCTGCGGTCTTTAGTCCGGTCAATGTCATAACCGGCATTATTGCAGCCCTGATTATCAGCTTTGTGGATCTCTACAGGGAAAGCGAAGCCTTCCGGAAACAGGTCGCGGAGCTGGGGAAGACCTGGCTTGACGCGCTGAAGCCGGTGGCCACTTTTGTCATGACTGTTTTAACGGACGCATGGAAGAAAATCCTTCAGCCGGCTATAAAGTTTTTCGTGGATTCGCTAATCCCGCAGCTGCTGGACATCTTCAAGCAACTCTGGCAAAAGGTGCTGGTCCCGTTGGGTACATTCATCGGCACAGTACTCAAGCCAGTGTTCCAGATTTTAGCGGATGTCCTTACGATGATCTGGAAGCAGGTTGTACTGCCATTGGCTGAAGCGGTTGGCTCTGTATTGGCGACGGCGTGGGAATCAATTTACGAAATTCTCACCAAGACGGTTATACCTGTAATCGGCAAGGTGATCGAAGTACTTACCTGGCTGTGGAAAAATGTCATCAACCCGGTCGTTGATGTGCTTTGGAAGATCCTCAAACCTGCTTTCGAGACGGTTTTTAAAGGTATCGGAACAGTGATTGACGGACTGAAGACGACACTGAACGGGATTATGGACTTTATCACAGGCGTATTCACAGGGAATTGGTCCAAAGCGTGGGACGGAGTCAAGGGCATATTCAAGGGTGTGTTTGATTCTCTGGTCGGCATTGTGAAGCTGCCTCTGAACTTAATCATCGACATGATCAATACAGTTATTAAAGGATTGAACAAGATTCAATTAGACATGCCTGATTTCCTTGGCGGTGGAGAGTTTGGTGTGAACATCAAGCAAATTCCGAAGCTGGCTAAAGGCGGAATGGCCTTTGGTCCGACACTGGCTATGGTTGGCGACAACCGCGGGGCAGCGTCAGACCCTGAAGTCGTGGCACCGTTGTCCAAGCTGCGGGACTACATGCCGGAAGGATCGAATAATAACCGTGAAGTCGTTTCGGCTATAAATGAGCTGAACCGAACCATGAAGGAAAGCGGCAAAGGTATGACACTTGAAGTAAACGGAGTTGCTCTGGCCCGCGTGGTCGCAGCTGCCGCGAATGACATTCAGCGCAGAACCGGCAAGCCACTATTCAATGTTTAGAAAGGATGGCACCAAATGGACCTCAAAATAAACGGAGCCGTAATTGCTGCCAAGCCCTCTGAATTCCAAGTGGAGGTACTTGACCTTGACGATGCTGAAACGACAACCCGGACAGCTGATGGCATTCTGAACCGGGACCGCGTGGCAGTTAAACGGCAAATTCAGGTGAGCTGGCCGCCCCTGACGATGGCTACCATGTCGAGGCTGCTCAAGCAAATGTCTGGAGTGTATTTTGAATTTCATTACCCGGACCCGATGGAAGGGAAATATGTTACGAAGACGGTGTATGTCGGGAACAGGCCGGCACCAATGGCGATCGAGAAGGATGGGGTGATTTTGTGGGATTCGCTTAAAGTAACCCTTACGGAGAAGTGATGCTATGTACCCGATATCAACAATTTATGCAGATTACTTACGGGGCTTTGATCATGAATTTCTGATCAAGGCTCTGATTGTGGACAAGGAATATGACAGTTCCAAGATTGTGGATTTCACGATTGATGCAAGCATTGTCAGTAACAGCGAGTTTGAGATAGGCACTGCCATTCCGGCCAAGCTGACGATCCGGCTGCGAGCGGCGGAGGAGATCCCGGCCAATGCCCGGATCATTCCGTATATCTCCCTGTCCCTTGCCCGTATGACCTGGCAGGAAGCGAATATACCATGGGAAGATGATCCATATCCCTGGATCGGAGGCAATACGGAATGGCTGCCGCTGGGTGAGTTCCATGTGGATAGCCGCGATAAGGTAAACGATGTGTGGACATATGAGTGTTATGACAAACTCGTATTTGCAGATCAGCCATATATCTCTTCGCTGGTATACCCGACAACCCAGCAAGCCGTGTTCGATGAGATCTGCAGCCGGCTGGGCTACATCTACAATAGCAGTGTGGTGATTAACCCAGCTTACGCCGCGCCGGTGGCTCCAACAGGCTACAGTATGCGGCAGGTGCTGGCCTATATTGCTGGGGCAAACTGCGGCTCACTGTTCATAGGTAAAGATGGGGTACTCCGGATGAAACGGTTTGTGCCGGAAACGCCTGTATTTACCTACAGCCGGTCGGATTACATCCGGGCCAAGCAGACAAACCCACTGAAGTCATACACCCGGGTGGTTGTCACCTATGATACTGAGGATGATTTGGCATACGAGGCGGGCAGCGGGGATGAGAATCACACGCTGTATCTTGAAAATCCTTTAGCGACGCAGGCCATCGTAAACGCCCTGCAAGCATCTCTAAGCGGCGTTACCTATTTACCCTATGATATGGACTCTCGCGGGTTTCCGCAGCTGGACATCGGGGATCGGGTGGGCATCGGGCTGTACGAGGGTGCGAGCTGGTTGGAAACGATCACGGCTTGGGAGGATACGGATCTGCCATGGACCGGGATCGCACAATATGAGTCCTATATCCTTCATTCCACATTGAGCTTTAAAGGCGGTATCGCGCTGAAGGTTGAGGCCCCGTCAATCTCTGAACAACAGAGTGAATTTGTTGTGCCAGGCACGCTGACCGAGGCAGTCAATAATCTGGATAAGACAGCGCTCAAGGAAAAGAAACGGTATTATGGCGCGACAATCACCCGGGAGCAAGGGTTAGTTATTCAGGTACAGGACGCAAATGCCAAAGCAGTCTTTAACGCAGACGAGCTAAGTTTCTATAATGATGACGGCCAGCGGGCCCTCTGGTTTGATATACCGAATAATCAGTATATGTTCTCGGGCACGATCATAACCAGTAAGCTTATAAGCCCGGAGATTGAGGGCGGAACGATTCAAATCGGCACCGGAGAGAATGTCTTCAAGGCAAGTGACTGGGGGATATGGCTCGGGGCATCAGCCTATGCAAATGCACCGTTCAAAGTGGATGTGGCCGGGCATATGGATGCCGTAGACGGCAGGTTTAGCGGATTAATTGAGGCCTCTACCATTAATGGCGGTACCATCACGGGAGCGCTGATACAGACATCCTCCGATGGGTCTTATCCATATGCGGCTATGAGCAGCACAAATCGAATGTTCTTTGTGAAATCCTCATCATCAATAGGGATTGAAATGTTGTCATCGGGGTCAAATGCTCTATCTGAATTTAGATTTACGAATGGGAGCAGCCAAGCATCTATGACTCTTCCAGGCGGGTCAACAGGGCTCTACTTGAACGGTGACAATCTAACTATGGAATTCCAAAATATCCGGCTTCGTGGATATAACGGAGCATACGTTTCTCGTTGGAGCGATTTCAGAAATGAGGAGACTGAGGTTTCGCTGCAATCAGAACTCAATACTCTCGCCTCTTTGATAACTTCTGCGGCCATTAACATGACATTTGATCCAACAACAAGGAATTTAAAACTATTTAGTATGGCCGGCACACAACTAGCAATTGTAAATATTCCACAATAGGTTGAAACTTTTGGCGAAAACAGACGATAATAAGGATATAGAAATCTTTGGCAAGGGAGTGTTTAGGTTGAAGAAGTTTATATCTGGAGTCATCGTCGGGGTTTTACTGTTTGCCAGTGCATCAGCATTTGCAGATTCAGTAGGCATTTTCGGAAAGAAAGTGACAGGGATATACACAATAATGCAGGACGGAAAAAAGGTTGCTGAGGCTGGAATTATTAACGGGTCAGCGTATGCACCAGTCAGAGCAGTTTCTGATGCCGTGGGAGCCTCGCTGACAGTGGAGGGGAGAACTATCGTAATAGAGCCAGGCAGTACAGCTGCTGCTTCTTCTGATGAGGTGGCTATTCAGATAAATGGTCTGAAATTTAAACGCACCTTGCTTCTAAAGGATGTTCAAGCAGCTGAAAGCGGCGTTAAGATGTATGAGACTACATATATCCCAAACGCTCAGAAGAATTACGATGGCGCTTTCGATGAATTAAGTAAATCTGCTGCTGAGAAAGCACTGGAAGCTCGCAAAGCTGAGTATGAGCAGCGTAAAGCTGAGCTCGTCGATCTGCAGCAACAACTGGTCGAGCTGGATGCTCAAATCGCAGCCTTGCAAAAATAATACCTATTCATCACTAAGTCTCACCTATAAGGTGGGGCTTTTAAATTTGATCTGAAGGAGGAAGGACTTATGAGAAGCTATTTTGGAATTAAGGTAAAGCGGGCAGTGGTTTCTCCAGAAGTGGAGGCGCGGATCAGGGAGATTGTGCGGGAAGAACTGGACGATCGTAAATCTGAAGCGGTAGGCCTTACGATCGGCCGCCATGAGTTCGGAAGAGCTGTTGTTAATGCGGTAAATGAGTTGCAGCGGAAATCCGGTAACGGTCCACTCAATATCTAAAGGAGGGTTTAACAATGGATGAACAACACGTCAGGGAGATTATCAGGGAAGAATTAGCTGCTCACAAGGAACAGCTAATCAAGGCGTTTAGAGAGGCTTTTCATCAGGATGCTGCTGATTTTTTGGAGGCGTCTGATGGTATTCTTCATGGTACTTCTGAATAGCCACAACAGCTACTCTCGCGGATGTTGTGACGATATCCATATAATGAACTGGTTTTCCGGCTCTCCTGTTTAAATCTTCGAATTCTTTGATAATCTTTCGTTCCAATTCTTTAAAATCAAAATCAATAATCATATGTTAACCTCCCTTCTTCAGATATAGGTCAGGCAGCCTATCATTTCGACAGAATGGGAGGTTTTTCCTGTGGAACTGACGTTCGAAATAAGGAGGTTTTAAGCTTGGCAAATATTCGTCCTACTCTTCAGATTGAAATAGACCCGCGGCGCCCTGTTCCGGAGATTTGTGCCGTTATATCTGCGGTGCTGCCGTACCATCCCCCAGGACAAGAAGAAGCTATCCTGAATGGGGTAAAAGAAGCCATTGAGAAGCAGTTGGGAGCATTAAAGAAAGGAGCTGAGAAACATGCCGAACCGGTACATGAGCCTTCCGGGGCAGGAGCCAATCAGTGAAACCTATGATCGAATAGAAACAGGATTTGATAACGTTGAATCTGAGCTGGATGCCGCGACAGCTGTCTCAGAAGGCATTCAGGCTGAGGTAACCCAGCACAAGGACTCCACTGCCGCCCATGCTGCTGAGCACATTGTATATACCGGAAAAGTAGCCGGCGCCGGGAACATGAAGGCGGCAGCGGACAGCCTGCAGGAACAGTTTGACACAGCAGTCGTATCTGGTGACAGCAGCCCTGCTGCCGATCAGGCGCGTGTCAGCTCAACCGGCACAACATACCCTACACTCAAGTCCAGATTGGATACGGAGCGGGATGGCCTTGCTGCGCAGTTGGCGGAAAAGGCGAATCAGACAGACTTGAACATCACCAAGGATCGAGTGGAAAGTTTGGAAATTGATAAGCTGGACAAAACGGGAAATATCGGAGTGACTCAAATTGACAAGACAAGGGGACTCTTAGACCAGACCTATATGTCTCCGGAATTTCTGGCGCAAATAGCGGGTACGACAGAAATAAATGCAATACCCGCTGATTATAGTTTGCTTCCGAAGCAGTTTGCGTTTCCTGTTATCAAAGGGGTTGCGAGTAAAAACCTGTTTGATAAGCTAACGGTCACAACTGGGTATTATATCGACAATGTAACTGGTGAAGCACTAGCAAATGCTGGATTTATTGCAAGTGACTATATTCCTGTAGCTGCTAGTACTCAATATTCGAAGACGGATAATCTTCAATGTGCTTTTTATGATAGTTCGAAAGTGTTTATATCTGGTTTAGCGAGCCCTAGCGCATATACATTTACTACTCCCGCCGGCGCTGCCTATATGAGAGTCACCGTTACAAGCGCTCTGTTGGACATTGAACAGGTGGAACTCGGAAACGCTCGAACGTCTTATCAACAATTTAATCCATATATTAACGTGGATGATTTTTTGCCGACTTCGAAGCCTGTCATAGGTAAAGCAAGCAAAAACTTATTTAACAAATCCACGGTTACAAACGGCCGCTACGTGAATAGCGCCAACGGGCTGTTGGTAGTAAACGCTGGATTCTTTGCTTCTGACTATATTCCAGTGTCAGCGAGCACCGGATACAGAAAAAATAATATACAGCAGTTCGCCTTCTATGATGCCAGTCGGGTATATATAAGCGGAGTTAATTCAGGCGAATCGTTCACCACACCTTCTAACGCTGCCTATGTAAGAATTTGTGACGAGATAACTAATCTGAATACACTGCAGCTAGAATTGGGAAACGTCTCAACACCTTACGAAAACTTTGATAGGTATCATAATCTCGATGATTTTAATAATGACGTAATCGAACTCTCTTCAATAACAAACTCTCTATCCTCTGAAAGAATAGGCGTTTTGCAGGACATACTTCGATCACTCAACAACCCCTTTGTTCGCACGAATATAAAATGTCTGGGCGACAGCATAACAGCGGGGGTAGCAGGAACGGGATATAGTGCAACAGGCGAGCTAATCGGCACAACGGGACAAAGAGCAAATTTAACAACGGCGACATGTTGGGCGAATATGCTCCGCAATAACATCATTGATAATTTTAATAAAGAGGTCATTGTCGCGCTGAATCATCCAAGTATTACCAATACCATAAGTCAAGGCACATTAGGTTATGACGGAGCAGCCATCCTAAAATGGTTGTTTTCCACCCCGAATACATTCACAGACCAATCCATTACATTTGATTTCTATGGCGATCATTTTGCAGTCATTCATGCGATAACACCGGATTCTGGTATCATGGAAGTGTGGGTTGATGGTGTTGAACTAGCCGAGATAGACGCTTATGGTGTATTCAGTTACCAAAACGAAACCCAGTTTACAGGGTTAGCCCTTGCCAATCACACCGTCGAATTGAAACAAACGAATCGGAAAAATGCAAGCAGCACAGCTAAAACCCTTTACCTAGAAGCAATCAAATTACCAAAAACTGCAACGGTAAAGAATTGGGGTGTAAGTGGTATTACTTCGGAGTGGATTTACCAGAATGTCGCTACTCTCGTTGAATCAACGGATGATATTGTTGTGTTGCAGATTGGTACAAATGATAGGTCGTATCTGAACGCACCTGAAGCATCAAAGATGTTTCTTCGCTATGTAATCGACTATGTTCACGCGCTGGACAAAGATATTATTTTAATGAGTGCCAATCCAACGAGTGTTGCTCAAGATAATGCGAGTGTGTATTTCAAAATGCACACTGTAGACACCACAATCCGTCAGATAGCAAGTGAGTATAATCTGCCTTACATCTCCAACTACGATCACTTCATTGACTATGCGGATTTAAAAGGGATTTCGATTGATAGTTTGATAGCCGACGAAGTCCACCCTAATGATCTTGGGTATGGGGTAATTTACCGTAACGTCGCCCGAAATATAGGGCTAACAATTTTAAGAGATGGTATCACGGTTTAAACGTAGTAGGAGAATACTGCGCACTACCGATAACAGAAGACGGGCATTAAAAAAGAGCTGCCGGATCAATCCGACGGCTCTTTTTCATCTTCAATTATGATTATATCTCCAGGTGTCACGTTCAGTTCTTTACAAAGCAGTAGCAGCAGATCCTTCGGATAATGCTTGGCGGTGTCATTGTACATCATTCTGACTGATTCATAACGGTAATTAATGTTTTTTGACATCTGCAGCGGGTTGATATTCCTCGCATCCATAATTACTTTCAGGTTCGACTTGATTCGCATGCTCCACACCTCCGGGAATAATTATACACGAAAAACGTGTAAAAAGCCCTATATACTCGAAAATCGTGTAGTGTTATTATTAAATTACACGAAAAACGAGTAATTGCGGAGGTGCTGGACTTGATTAATGCAAGCGAGCAACTATTGTCCGATGTCGTGGCCGTGATTTATGACGCGTTTCCTGATTTGAATGCGGAGCGGACAAAGTCTCTGCTTTCCGTAGTAGTATCGAAATATCATGTGCAGCGGGTGGAGGAGGACGAGCCACACCCGGACGGAGCCGAGAAGATTACTATGTTTCTTTCATCCAAGCGGCTGGAAGGTCTCAGCTCGTCCACGCTGGACGGATATGCACTGGACCTACACATATTCTTCCGGCATGTCCGCAAGCGAACAGACAACGTTACAGCAGCCGACATCCGGGCTTACCTGGGACAGTTTAGTCACCTGAAAATGAGCACGATCGGGAAGAAACTGTCTGTGCTGAAAAGCTTCTTCGGCTGGTTAACAGCGGAGGAGATATTACCCCGGGACCCATCGGCGAAGCTGAAAACTCCTAAGCTGGAAAAGAGGCTGCCGAAGGCCCTGACGATCCCTGAGCTGGAGATGCTGCGGGAAGCTTGCAGGACGGTCCGGCAGCGGGCGTTTATCGAGGTAATGTATGCAACCGGCTGTCGGTTGTCAGAGGTATACGGCATGGACCGAGACGGCATTAACCATCAGTCCATGAGCTGCCGAGTGATCGGTAAGGGGAACAAAGAGCGTGAGGTTTATTTCTCATTCAAAGCAATGTACCATCTGACGAAGTATTTAAAATCCCGCACAGATGATTGCGAAGCTCTTATGGTGACAGAGCGTAAGCCGCACCGTCGCCTGACCAAGCGTGCCATTCAGCGGGAGATTGCCGTCATTGCCCGGGCAGCTGGCCTGCAGGATAAGGTAAGCCCACATGTCCTGCGGCACACCTTCGCAACGCTGACTCTGAACAATGGTGCTGAGCTGGTTGCAGTCCAGGAACTCATGGGGCATTCAGATCCACAGACCACCCTGCGTTACGCCCGGATCACCGAAGACCGGAAGCGGGAACAACATAAACGATATCTGGTTCAGTAAAATTCAGGCACGTCCTTCGGGGCGTGTCTTTTTATATACATCACATAGAGAGAGGGGCGGGGAGTATGGATGTACCAAGCTTGGCAGACGCCCTATCGCTGGCGGATAAGTACGGTATAGGCTGGGTGTTTGCGCTGGGTGAGGCGCTACTGCTGGTCGCTATAGGTCGCTGGCTGGTGCTGGGTAAACTGGTGCCGGGAAAGTCGTTGGAGAAGGCAGAGAAGCAACGTGATGAGGCTATCCAAAAGGCGCTGTCTGCTATAGATGCGCTTGAGCGAAGCAGTGAGGTCATGAAGAATATGAAGCCCGCAGAGCTGCCGGGCGGCAGGGGTGATCAGGATGGAGGCGGTTAAGGTGCTGCGAATCAGTTTGTTTGATTTCTTACGCAAGATCCCGGCCATAAAGCGGAAAGAGGCTGAGCTGGAGGAAAAGGAACAGGAAGTGCGCTGGACGATCCGACGGTTTGATGATCTGGACGAGCGGCACAAGGAGGTTGTCCGGTCAAACGGATTCGCCGGTGCTTTTATCTATGACCACAGTAAGAAAGAGGGGGAGCAATATGCGCGTTAACGACACTATTACTTTAATCGGCTATGCGTTATCGCTAATCTGCATTATCTATATCACATTTTCCATGCATCACTATTTCCGCCGCAAATACCGTGAGGGCGTTGTCGGAATCGGCCTGGTACTTGGCATGCTGATGTTTACGGCTTATGCGCTGGAGCGGCTGCTGGGCTTCGTCATTCGGTTTGGCAAGACTGAGGGCTGGACAGGGTATTACTTCCGACTGCTGCAGGACTGGGGCTGGACGGTCGGTGTGATCGGCACGACGGTTACCCTGATCGCGTTGGCGGTACTGGTGCAGGGCAGGGACCTGAGCCTGTTCTTTGAAAGAAAGGGGAAGCGATAATGCTCACGCTTGATCAAGTGAAGCTTAAATCAGAATCCAAGCTTACCGGGCTGCAGCCAGTTGTAAAGTCTGCGACAGCGGCGCTCATTGAGCGCTGCCACGCCCGGGGAGTACAGATCATCATTACTCAGGGGCTGCGGACCATTGCGGAGCAGGACGCTCTGTACGCCCAAGGACGGACCAAGCCTGGGTCAATCGTAACCAATGCACGAGGCGGCTATAGCAATCATAATTTTGGATGGGCCATTGATTTTGCGCTGCTGCTGCCGGACGGTCGCACAGTCTCCTGGGACACACTGCGGGACGATGATAAAGACAGTTTGCCGGATTGGTCCGAGGTAGTAGAGGAGGCCAAGAAGCTCGGGTTTGAATGGGGAGGTGACTGGCGCTCCTTTAAGGACATGCCACACTTTGAAATGGTATTCGGCCTGACAACCACGCAGCTGCGGATCGGCCGGGAGCCGACACCAGCGCAGATTGCAGCAGCGTATGCCGTTATTGATAAATTACAAGGGGAGGCGGACGATTTGTCAGCTGAGGAAAAGAAGGAACTGACCGCGCTGCGGGCTGAGGTTAAGGACCTGAAGGATGCCGTGACTGGTCTGACCAAAAGTAGAGCAGTACTTAAGGAACAGACGCTGCAGCAGGCTGGAGATATCAAGGAGCTGAAGAACAAAGCATCTATGCTGAATCCGCCAACCTGGGCACAGCCGGCCATTGACGCAGCGGTTGCTGCAGGTCTGCTGGACACCCCGGCAGGTGGCAGTTATGACTTTTATCGGACGCTGACAATTCTGCATCGTGCCGGCTTACTTATCACAATTCATGAGGGAGGAAATTAATCATGAACAGCAAATGGCGGAACTATGGTATGTGGGTATCCCTGACGGCAGCAGTGCTGCTGGGTGTTCAGACTGTTGGAGTAATCTTCGGAGTACAGTTCGCCCCGGAGAAGTATGACGAGGCTACAGCGGCGGTGAATGCTATCCTGGGGATTCTGGTTGTTCTGGGGATCGTCAGCAATCCGGAGGCCGGCAAGGGATACACGGACAAAGAGTGATTTACAGATTGTCCCATACATGATAAGATGAATATACAAAAACCGGAAGAACCGGTGAGAAGCCTCTGCCCTGCGCAGGGGCTTTTTTTTGTGTGGATAAAAGAACATTTGTTCGCGTATAATAAGCCCATGGAGGCGATATTGTGAGCGACCAGCATACATACAGCAGCACGATGTTAAGCAATAAGGAGCGGGAAATGGTACGGGATTTGATCCTGCTGCCCTACATAGATACGATGGTAGGTAACAGCATCGAGGAAATCGAACGTTCAGGAAATGTACTGAAGCAAACCTACTTACTGGCCGGACGGTATCTGCAGCAGCGGATCATGGCCGACATATATAAGCTGAAGCAGGAACTGAAGCGTAGGAACATTAAGGTGGTGGATGATGCCAATGAGGATTTTTTGTTGTACTACATGATTTATTTCCGGGGATACCAAGAGCGGTTTGGAATGACGCGTGACGTGATGAGGACCCAGATCAGCCTGCGGCTTACCGCATATACGGCTGAGATCGGGCAGCTGCTGAAATGAGAAGACCCGCCGGCTGATACCTGGCGGGTCTTCTTTGTTCAGAGCATTATTCTTTGTCATCATCAGATGCATAGAATTCCAACCAGCAAGCCAAACAAACAGGTTCTTTGTCTTCAAACACAGGTCTTAGCTCAACCAAGTGAGTCGTCTGGCAGATCGTACATTCCATGGGTAAACTCCTTTCTACGTGATATGCGTCAACGACCATCAGCCTGCCCGGAGACGTAACCAAACCGGTGTGCCTGGTCAATCATCCCGCCGATTACCCGGATGGTCTCTTTATCCCAACCGTTGATCCACTGTACATAACGCTTCTCTGCATCTGACAGGCCACGGCCTAAATTCCTCTCAAGCCATTCTGTGGTTAATTGGTTCATTGTCTGTACATCCTTCCTTGTTATATGAATGGTTTCTGATGTTAAAGTTTGTATTTAATTACCGATGTCCATTTCGACATTTAGCGACAGTATATTCCAGAATAATACTCTAAAATAAGGTCATGCGAACGTATAGGTTCGGATTCCGACCAGGGAGCGCGACTTATTGTCGCTCTGCCTGTGCTTTCTTACTCGGCTTATTCCAATCATAGAGTGCCTCCATCGGCACTCCTAAAAATTGCGATGCAGCATAAACAGCTTCAAGGCTCATCTTGCGCTTGTTGCTGCACCAATGATAAACCATTCGAGAAGACCACCCAATTCTGCGTGCAAACTCCGCCGGGGTGATTCCTCTCTCGTCGAGTAAGTTCTGCAGCTGGCAGTTCCCAAGTGGACCCTGCGCCATCGCCGCCATACTCCTTTATGAAAGGGTGATAACGAGCGAATTATAACACATCAAGGAGGGCATGGGACAATGCGAGAAGCCAACATGAATGATTTATCCAGTATTGCAAAAATAAAATCAAAACTTATGGACGTTCATTGGCAATTAACCCAAGAAAATCTTTGTACAAAGAATGAAGCGGCTGGTGATGTATTATCTATTATCTCCGAGGTAATTGAACTAGAAAATCGTTTGCAATCTGACCTTATACTAAAATGAATTTGCGCAGGCCTGCACCTCTCTCGACCAAGAGGATTAAGGCCTGCTTTTTATTCCCCACACATTCCCCACAACGATAATAATTAAATACTTATCATCTTGAAAAATCACCTATATCTGCGATCTAAATCAGTAAAATATACGATCAAAATAACAAAAATAATAAATACGACCAAGTTAGAGTAAGACCGAAATGCGCTATAATACGCGTAGTATCAACGATTTTGTGCTAAATTCCCCACGGATTACCCACACTATAATTCACTCATAAGCAAATCGAATTTTTCAGGAGCTTCTTTTCGTCTTTTTTTAGTGACGTGAAGATAGATGAGCCGGGTTACTTCATCACTGCTGTGGCCCATCCGTTTCTGGATGGTCTCTATATCAACCCCGATCTCAGCCAATAATGAAACATGAGTGTGACGTAAACTGTGCGGTGTCAGTGTTGATGGTAGGCCTGCATGCTGAAGGTAAGTTTTCATTCTGGTGGTTATGTTGGACTGTGCCTCTGGGTAACCTTTATTTCTTCTGGTATTAATAAAGAGGAATCCACCATCATAAAATGTCTTCCGGTGTGCCATCTTATATTCATTGAGCCAAGCGATTTGATCATCGACGACTTTTATTACACTGTCCGTGACGTCAATTTCTCGACGAGATGCTTTAGTTTTCGGGGTGTTAATGATGTACTCCTTTATCTTTTTCTTAATATACAGGGTTTTTGTTATTGAAATATACTTTTCCTGTCGATTAATATCTTTGTTTTTGTTTAAAGCATTCATTTCCCCGATTCTCATTCCAGTATAGGCGATGAGGAAAAACATATTATAGTCTTGCCTATCCCCGATAGTCTTTACCGAATTAAGAAAACGCGCTAATTCCTCCTTTTCCATGTATTTAGGAATTTCTGTTCTGTTTTCTAAATCATGAACGGTAGTTTGGTATGACGGCATCTGGACTCCTGAAGTAGGATCAGATTTTATCATCTCTAGTTCAACAGCTTTTTTGAAGACAAGAGAACATGCTGAATGTAATAACTTGATTGAATTTATGGAATACTCTTGCTTCTTTTGATCATCCAGCATCATTTGATAATCGCGTTTAGTGATATCGCCTATTTTCCTATGACCAAAATACTTCTTGCACTTTCTCAATTCTCTCATTCGAATATCAACAGTGGTATTCTTTACTTTGCCTGTAGCTTCATACATTTTGAGCCACTCAGCAGCGAAATCATCAAAAATGATGTCTTTCTCCTCGATATAAGTTCCGTTTAAAAGTTGTGCTTTTATTTTTACCCCAGCTTCAAACGCCTCTTTGGCAGTAGGGAAAGACGGTGTTTCTTTTTGCTTTCTTCCCTTTTCTCCAGGAATAGAAACACTATATCGGTAGGTGAAGCGTCCATTTTTTTCGCGAACACCAGGATACTTAACTTCCTTTTTTGAATTTCTTCCCATCTCTTTAATTCACCTCCTTTCCGGAACGTATGTTCTTTTATGGGGTATGTTAAGCCGCACCACGCGGCTAATTTTCGTAGGTCATTAAAATATTTTAATTACTGCGATAGGATCGAAGTAAATTATGTATTCGTCATTCTGATGTTTATATAAAGTGCATGTCCCGTAAACTTCCCAGTAATGATCAATTGCGTTTATTAGGAATTCATCAGTTACACCAAGCAATTCTGCAAACTCATAGATGTTACGAACTCCCGCTTCGTGACCAATAAGAAAGGCGGATAATGGAACCAATTCTTCGTAACCCCAATTTCTAGCCCTTTTTTCTTGTTTCCGACTAATGATGGATTCTTGAAGGATTATGTCACCAGAGCTTGTTTCATGGTGCCCGATCTCCTCTGCTAATTTGCATGCTTTCTCTGTTCTTGTCTCGATTCTACTATCAATGCAAATCACCCCATCAGCGTATATCCCTTTTAGCTTGCCTTTCAAGGGTCGCTCTATGACCTCTACTAGCATCTGATTGGCTTTTTGCAGCAATAGATCATAAAGCATAACACCACTCCTGATAGCAGTTACTTGTTAGTATCGTGATTATTTCTAGAACGGACATATTTTTTGAAATTTTCAATCTCCTGTAATTCTTCCTCAGTCCATTCATAACCGTCATGATGTGCAGCTATAGTTTGAATTTCGGCAAGACTCTCTTCTTCGCTTTTCTTAGACATTTCTTGCAGTTCATCTACAGTAATCCCCAAAGCACGGCATATTTTAATTACATTATCGACTGAGGCCTTTCCGATTCCTCGGGATAGCATGGATTGAAGAGTAGTAGGGGGAATGCCTATCTCTTCAGCAAAGGCTCTATTACTTGGATAGCCTTTTTCTTTAATTAGTCGGACTAAAATTTTAGCTCTTTCCAATTTTCATACTCACCCTTCAGATTATTTGTGAACGATTTTTCGTTCATGAAACCATGATACATGAGAAATATATAGTTGTAAAGTGTTTTATGAACGAAATATTGATCAAGAGAACGAAAATTTGATTGACGGTGACCGCTATTTCGTTTATAGTCAAGTCATCGCAAACGAAATTGCGTTCATCAAGAGAGGAGGGAGCAGGGTGTACAGCAATCTTCGAGTCGAGATGTTCAAGAAGAATGTCACAGTAACTGATATCGCCAAGACTTTAAAAAAAAGACGATCCACCATTGGCGATAAGATCAACGGGAAATATAGAATGCATGTCGATGAAGCATTTGCAATAAAAGATGCATTTTTCCCAGAGAGCACGGTTGATTATTTATTCGATTCGTCGGAGCAAGAAAAAACTAATGGACACGAGGTGAGTAGTAATGGAGCTTGAGAATATGCCGGATCTACTGACAGCTGACCAGGCTGGAGGATATTTGGGGGTATCGCGCAGCACAATTTATAGCTGGTGCAGGACCAATAAGATGCCAGGGATCAAGCTCAATGGCACTTGGAGGCTCCGCAAGGATTCATTCATTGCTTGGATAGCTGAACAGGAGAGGGCGAGCTGTAGTTCTACGGTGTAGCCCTTCCAACAGCCATCATAACCAGATCATAGGGTTTTATACCTGGAAGGGAGTAAGGCCGTGGACAAGAAGCCAGATAACGCTGCAATCCATGAATCCCAGCGCCGGCTAATAAACAGCAGTTGGGGCAGCCGGAAGTACCTGCGGCAGAGCGTTGACGCTTATAACATTCAGGTGACCATGCAATCCTGCCTGGATGCCGGGGCGCCGCCGGATCTGCTCCGGCAGATCATAGCCATGTTTCGCCGGCATCACGCCGGGGACAAGCAGATGCAGGCGATCATTGATGATGTTGAGGTCCGGTTCATTACATCGCTGGAGGGAGGTGCAGAAGGTGCTGAATAGACGTTTACAGGCAAAGAAAAAAGCCGCTAAGCCGGCGGCAGTTGTGAAGATTGCTCTTCCTGATGTTAACCAGAACATTGTTTCGTACATCGAGCAAGAATCAGAAAAGTGGCTGCAATCCGCAATTGATTCTGGTCATTCACTGTACAGAAGCCTTTGGGATTACGGGTTAGCTAAACGCGATGGTACAGAAATCGAAAGAATATTTCACAAATTGATTTATATTCGATTCTCTCAAAAATTAAAGGCGCTCATCGGAAAGTCTTCGTCCTAATTTCGGACGATACCCACATTTGTCACGACGATATTCGTCACTGCAAAAGGGAGGAGGCATCTACAGTGCTGAACAGACGGCTGATCCAAAAGAAAAAGGCCGCCAACCAAAAGGCGACCCGCAAAGTAAAGGTATATCTGCACTCTTACAAAATAGCTCAAAAAGTAGCTGGAACCATTCTCGAAAATGGCGAGAGCAGCATCACAATCGAGGTTAGGATGATCTCCAACGACACAGAATCGCAGAAACACGAGGAATTTCTGCAAGCAGTAAGACAGTTTCTCCGGAGGTACCCTACTTCAATCCCAACTCCTGAGAAATCATTTTAGATATTACGGAAGCCGCAATGCTTGACAACATAGAGACTGATACGCTGGTGAATTTGGATGTAATGGATTTTGTTTTCTTCCAAACGCCGTCATCTCGAATATTGTCAAGGAACTGGTGCCCTTCCCAAGTCAAGGACTGGAACATGACATTATAGACATCGTTGTCTGCATGAGTGATCTTCCCCTTGATGTAATTAGCCTCAATCAGTTTTTCACCGGCATAGACAACTTCGTAGAATTCGTATTTATCAAATGGTTCTTGCCGGGCATCGTCTGCATTGAAGTAATACATGTATTCCAAGGATTCAATGGCAAGCAATAGTTCTCGCATACATTCCTTGTTTAGTTTCAATCTTTCACCCCCTTCATAAGCAAATGGCAGTCTGGAAAACTCCATTTTAGGGTGAAAGAGAAGCTTTGGAAAGGAGATACGTCATGGATCGGATTGACCGAACCATATTGGAACATGCTGCAACGTTGGGAGTAGAGATTGAATTTAAAGGCCCATGGTGCAGGGAATATGGGGACCCGGGTTGGGTCAGAAGGAAAAGCCTGTATCAGCGGTTATACCGCAAATTGATGAAAATGCAGAGAGGAGATACACCATGAATCAGCTGGTTTTTCTTGATGGCGGGCGTCCGGTAACAGATAGCTTGACGGTGGCAGAGGCATTCGGCAAAGAGCATCGTCGGGTGATGCAAGATATTCGGGAGCTCGCTTGTAGCGAAGATTTTCGGGTGCACCATTTCGTGCAGTCGGATTATATCAACGGGCAAGGAAGGCAGACCCCTAAATATCTCATGACAGAACAAGGATTTGCTTTGCTGGTCATGGGGTACACCGGACCTCAAGCTATGGAGTTCAAGGAAAGGTACATCACTGCATTTGATCGCATGCGGCAGCAACTGCAGCCGAACAGTGTGGAGGATCTGATTATCATGCAGGCGCAGGCCATGAAGGATGTGCGGCAGCGTGTTGGCATCCTGGAAGATCGGACTAACAAGGCAGCTGAGGCAGTAAAAGCCATCAAGGATACATTTCTTTCGAGGGATGAGGACTGGCGTAGCAAAATGACGGGGATGATCAAAACTGCTGGATACCGTCGTGGAAAAGACTATCAAGAAATTTGGAACCTTTGTTACCAGATATTCGAGGAGCGTGCTCACTGCCGGCTTGAAACCAGGCTGGACAATCTTAGGGATCGTCTTAAAGCTTCCGGTGCCACAAAAAGCAAGATAAACGCAGCAAACAAATTAGACATCATCGAGTCTGAACCAAGACTCAAAGAAATTTTTACAACGGTCGTCAAAGAATTGAGCATTGGCACGATGCATTAGGAGGGAAGGGCATGAAAAACGCTAAAGAATGCCGGTATCAAATGCGCTATTGGCTGGAGGCCAGCAAGGACGCCAAACTTCGAGGAGATGAAACGAATGAGCAGCATGCTATTCAGATGTTCCGGCACTACCGGGACGAGCTCCTCACAATCTGGAGCAGCCCGGCCGAGATTGCCGCAAACTGTGGATAATCTGTGGACAAACGAAAAACAGCCCGACGGGGTAGGAGCCGCGGACTGTAGCATTAGAAAAATTAAATTACGGTCAGTTTATCAGGGATTGGAGGAAAAAGCAATGAAATCTGCTGATAAGGAAAAATTCGTCATCGTCGGTACATGCGCGGACAAGTACTGCCGCCGGGTAATCCTGGCCGGGCAGCCGGCCGTTCGCTACGGAAATGCGCTCTGCTGCAATTATACATGTCTCAATCATTACATGTTTGGCGGTGCTCGTCGTGGTTAACTTTGGGTTTGACCCTGTGCCGAAACCAAAGAAAACAAAGCGTAATAGGCCCACTGCCAAGCAGCGAGGAGCGATCAGCAAGGAAGTGTACGCGGCGGCGCTGGAGAGATCCGGCGGCTGCTGCGAGCGCTGCGGGAGTCCGGAGGGGCTGCAGTGTGCACACCTGGTGCGCCGTTGGCAGATTGAGGGCAGAACCACCGTTAATGACGTTGCTATGCTCTGTGGGCCCAGCGTAAACAGCGGTACATGCCACCATTACGTTGATTATACTGCCGGTGGGAAGCAGTGGGCAGAGAATTACCGCAAAACTCTATACGAAAACAACCAAGAGTAGGTGGGGAACATGGCAAGACCTATTAAAGAGGGGCTGGACTATTTCCCTTTGGACATCGACTTTGATCAGGACGACAAATTAGTCGTCCCGGTCAATAAATTCGGCATGCAAGGTCTGGGGATTATCGTAAAATTGATGTCCGAGATCTACAGGACCGGATATTTCTATCCATGGGGAGAACGTGAGCAATATGTATTCGGTAACCGGATTAATGTTGACGTTAACACCATAAATGAGGTTGTAAACGAGTGCCTGAGGTGGGGGTTTTTCCACGACACCGTTTATCAAAAATATCATGTATTGACCTCAAAAGGCTTCCAGAAAAGATATATTGAAGCGTCAAAACGCAGGAAGATGACAACATTTACTCGTGAATATGTGTTGATCGATCTCCAAGAGGCCGCGAAGGTGTGTAGCCCTATCCATGAGGTAGATGTTAACGGAAATAGAGTTAATGTCTACATTAATCCAGATAAGGTAAGCAACGCGTCAGCAGAAAGTACACAAAGTAAAGTAAAGGAAAGTAAAGTAAATGAAATAGAAAGAGAAAAAGAAATTAAACCACAAGAAGAGCTGGCAGCACTGCCGATAGCTAATCCGTTCCGGATGTTTGAAGCCGAAGGATTTGGGACCATAAGCTCAGTGATATCCGATCAGCTCAATGATTTCATATCCGACTTTTCCGAGAAATGGGTATGCGAAGCAATGAAGGCATCTGTCATCGCAGGTAAAAGGAATCTTAGCTATGTCCGGGCCATTTTAAACCGGTGGAAGTCTGAGGGTATAGATGAACCTTGGACAAAGGAAAAGCAACCCGCTCCTCCAGGAGGTTATAGGGCTGGACGCAGCGGCGGGCATAGCGGTAAGCAGCCGATTGAAATTACACAAAATGATTTGGCTCCGCCGACTCCAGAACAAATAGCTGAGCATGAAGCCTTAATGGCTAAAGCGGCTGCAATCCGGGACGCCAAGCTGCAGGGCGGAAACCGGGAGGCGATTCATCGGTGAGCGCTGCTGCAAAACAACGGTACCGCGAAAAATGGATGGTCCAACAGGTTGAAGAAGTTTTCGATTCGCTGGAATATCGGCTGTTTGAAAAGCTGGAAGCTGCAGATCACATCGTTGCTCAGATCACAGCAGAAGCCAGTGCCAGCGGAGTGACCAAGGATGTAGCAAGAGAATATATCTACGCTCGTCTGGTGGATATGGTTGACCAGATTGCCGAGCGAAGGGAGGAAAGGGATGGCCGCAAGAATCCAAGAGCAAAAGCAAATTAAGTACGGTAACCGTGGACAAGCCTTTGAGGAAATGCTGAACAGAACCAATGAGATGTACGAGGCTCAGGGCCTGGCTGCCATCCAGAAGCGGCCCACGCCGGTGAAAGTTATGAAGTCATCCGGTACCCGGGTGCTTGCCGGATACTACGAAGCCAAATCGACCGTTGATTATGACGGCATCTACCGCGGCCGGGCGATCTACTTTGAGGCAAAGAGCACTAAGGAGCTGGACCGGTTCGATCTAAAAAATATTTCAGACCACCAATTTGAGCACTTATCCAAATGTTACTCATACGGTGCCATCTGCTTCGTGCTTATTGAATATCGTAAACAGCGCAGGACATACCTCCTGCCCTTCACCGCACTCCGGGCGTTTGTACGGCAAGCAGCTGCCGGCGGCAGGAAGAGTATAACGTTGGATGATTTTGAAGTTGAGGGTTACGAAGTGCAGGCTGCTCGCGTCCCGCTTGATTATCTGGCCGTAGTGGATCGGCTGTACTTCGGAGACCAGGCAAATGCCTGACCAGAACGGCTGGCTGACCCGCTCCGAGGTAAAAACATGCGGCAGGCCTGTTTATATCACCGGAGGACCCGGATGGCGTCCTGCGAGGCCCGAGGGATGGATATTGCTGCCCCGTTACCGATGCGCGGAGCTGGGTGCCCATATCGCAGCCTGGGAGCAGCCAGCAGCTTACCTGCATGTAGCCAGAGCCATTCCTCCGAATAGCTACGCTCCACTTTATGTACGGGCCCGGGAGCAGGTCGATGTATCCCGGCTTACTCCCGCGGAGTTGGCAGCTGCGGAGGAACAGTTATGATTCTGATCTGCCTGGAGTGCGCAGCTGATATGCAAGAGATAAAGCGCAATGTATTCCGCTGCCCCTGCTGCGGCTGGGGAGCTGAGCAATTAACCATTGAAGGAGGGTTTGCATTGAGTACAACCCCTATACCGCAAGAAGTACAGCAAGCCTGGAACACTGTAGCGGAATTTTTAAACCGGCAGCCCGAGCTGTCCTTCAGCATCAACCCATGGTATCGTCCCGGCCAGCCTGACGAGCGCAACCAGTACACCATTGAGAGTAACGACGGCAGCGGCCGATTGATCATAACGGCAGATGAGGAATGGCGGTGGAAAGGTCCCGCTCCGGCCGCAGGCCAACGACCGACAGCATAATCCTAGCGAAGCGGTAGCCGAGGGAGGTTATTACTTTGAACTGGAAAGCAGCAACACATCAAGAACTATATACAGTCCTTCAAGATAAGTACGCCCGGCGCTGGGAGCGGGAAGCAGCTGAGACTGAGATTCTGAGACGCTGCAAGCCCAAATATGGCAGGGTGCAATACAAAATCAAGGAGCGGGCTTAGGCCTATAAGGAGGATGACATGCCAAACGAACAAGGGAGATTCAACCGTCAAGAGGTGTTGGAAAGCGGGCTGCCGTATTTCATCCCGCGCACCGGCAGATGGAACGGAACCACATATCCATTCGCTGTGCTGCTGAGCAAGACACGCTGCAAGGATTTGGGCGTGCCAATCCTCACGGGTGGTCACGAGAAGCCATCAGCTTTCCTGTATTTAGCTAATGCCGGAGCGGGCACAAATGACACCAGTCACCGTTATCACGCCCTGTATGACCGGACATATGCTTATGAGGAGATCAAGGACAGGCTGCATAAGCGCGAGATTATGGGTACGCCGCAGTAGAGGCATACCGTGCATCAGGAAGGAGCTACAGATTTGAATCATTTGAGCTTATTCAGTGGATACGGTGGGATCGACATTGCAACACACCTTGTCGGCATGGAAACAGTCGCGTTTTGTGAACGTGAACCTGCTTGTCAAGAGCTGCTGCAGAAGCGTTGGCCCGGTGTTCCTATCATAGATGATATTCGCAATGTAACAAGAGAGGAGTTGACGAAACTTGGTATTGGAGCAATTGACGTTATTTCCGGAGGATTTCCTTGTCAGCCCTTCTCGCATGCGGGTAAACGCGAAGGTACATCCGATGACCGTTATCTCTGGCCAGAAATGCGGAGAGTCATTGAAGAGTGCAGACCGACTTGGGTCATTGGTGAAAATGTTAGAGGACTCGTCAGTATGGCGCAGTCAGATTGGGAATTTGTCTTGGGAGACGAAGGATTTACCGAAGAGGAAGCGCAGACGGTGCTCGACAGTATCCGGCAAGACTTTGAAGACATGGGATATCGGTCGCAGCCAATCCTTATACCAGCTTGCGCGGTCGGGGCATCGCACGAAAGATTCCGAATCTTCATCGTCGGGGCTTTGGGCGACTCCTAACGCTGCTGATGCTGTTGGTACAACGGGCGGAGGACAGACGCGGTCATTGCGTGATGATGTACGTTTCTGGGCGACTCCACAAGCAAGGGATTATCGCAGTGGTGATGATCCGAATGGACCCAGGGCAATAAGGAAACGGGAACAAGGATGGACGATTGGGCTGAATGATGCTGTAAAGCTCTGGCCCACACCAGCAGCTCAAGATTGTAAGAATGCTACTTTACCACCATCACAAATAGACCGAGACACGATACCGGGTGCTGTAATGCGTTCTGGTCATGCCGGGCAGCTTAACCCGGATTGGGTAGAAGGGCTGATGTGCTTGCCTGCGGGGTGGACTGATTTAACAAAGGACATTGATTTGCCGGGAGTGCTGGACAATCTAAGCGACTACGTTCAGTACATTCTTAACCACCAGCAGCCGGCGCTTATGGGCCAGCCACAATACGAATGGGAGCCTCCAAGAGTCGCCAGTGGAGTCAAGGGGCGAGTTCCACGGTTGAAGATGCTGGGAAATGGCGTTGTTCCGTTGCAGGTTTTACCAATTGTAGCCATTATAGCGATGATAGAATCCGAGAGAGCTTGATGCATAGTCCGAAGATACGGCGTAGGAAGGGGCGATGTTATGGCACTTGATCATCCGTTTTGTGTCATATGCTTTTGTGATTTGCCACAGCCTGGTATATGCCCAGACTGCGAGAAGGCAGAGAAAAAGTGGAAGCTAATCGGATACTCCGGTGAGGAATGTAAAAACTGCGGCAGGGTGCGCGTAGAGCTGTTTGAAAATGGCGATAAGATTTGTGAAAAGTGCGGCTGGAACGAAACCAAAGAGGAATATAAGCCGCGAAACTACTAAAAAGTCTATAGATATCCGTCAGCTGTAATTACGAGGGGCTTTCATAGCCCCAGGGAGGTAACAGGCATGTTGCAACTGGATCTATTCGCAGATTTCCTAAATACGGCATGGGAAGGTGCAAAGATTGACGTCCGGGCAATTGAGCAGCACCCGAATATGAAATCATTGCAACTGATTGCTTACCAGGAATGGCTTGACTGGTCAGGATCCGGAGAGCCACAAGGACTCTTCCTGATCATAGAAGGAACAGGCAAGCATCGGTATCACTTCGGTGGGGATGCAGGGATTTTGGGAAATCCGGATTATGTCGTTAATCCAAACTGCATAGAACAGCAATTTATGCTATCCCATCCTGATAGATGGAGAATAAAACCTTGGCGCGGTAAGGAAGACGTTCAGTGGACACCTTGGGTATGGAAAGACAGCGATGCCGAACGGCGCTTTATGGACTGGCATTCAAAATGGTTCAGTAGCTGGACAAAAGAGGCTTGGGAGGATGCTAAGAAAAGAGGGTCATCTTGGCGGCCATCAAAGGAGGGGCAAGAGTGAAAGAGTATTGGGAAAAACGCCGCTGTGAATGCGGACGGGGTTACTCTGTCGAGCAGATCCCGGGCGATGAGCTGGAGGAGCCCGGCTGCCCGGAGTGTGGCGGTACGAATAGCGAGCTGATCGAAATAAAGGCAGTCCCTCTGGAAAAGAATCAAACAGTATCAGTAACTATTTACGAGTGCGAGATGCACAAACCGAATTATACCTTTGCTGTAGTTGACGATCCGTGGCCCGCAGGCTGCTTCCCGGCCTGTCCGATCTGTCAATCGGAGGATAACATCTACCAGCACGCTATTGGTGATCTGACAGTAACAGGTATTTTAAACCAAGATGAGGACGAGGGTTAACCACCCTCTCCCCTATAAAGGAGCTGATAAGCATGCCAACAGTAAAGCAAGCTCATCCATGACTTGCAAAGGCGGTTCAGGAAGCGGGCGGGCAAGTCGTGAGAATCGGAACAAAGCCTTGGGCACATTTCAAAGGGGAAGATGCCGAGGAGCGCGCACAGCCTGTGCTTAAGGTATATGAACAGGTCCATGGCTTCAAGGGATCAGGAACCCGGCCATGGAGACCAGACCAAACATTTAATTTCGCAATCCGGTTGGATTGAGGGGAGGCATAACCAGTATGAGCAGAGAGATTAAGTTCCGGGCGTGGGTAGTACGTGATTCGGAAGACGATGCAGAGATAGTGCCGTATATGGAGGACATGAATGGCGTTGAATCATACAATGATCCATTCGAAGAGCATCGGAAGGGAAACATCGTTCTGCTGCAATACACCGGACTCCAGGACAAGAACGGCCGGGAGATCTACGAAGGGGATATCCTGCAGGATGATTACGGCGCTGGAGAAGTTGAGTGGGTTAAGGAACATTGTGCTTACATGGTGTTCACTCGAAACCCAAGTATCTACCACAGGCTGGAATCAGACGGAAAGCTGGTTCAATCCGAAGTCATAGGTTCAATCTACGAGAATCCAGAACTACTAGAGGTATAAGGGGGAGAAGAGGATATGCCGTATGACCTTTATCCAAGGAAAAAAGATGTTGAACCAATCAGTTATGGAGTCTTCTTCTGGCCTTATATTCTGCTTGAAATTGGAGTTGGCCTTGTGATCGGGGCCGGAAATTCCATCAGACCAGCATCTTACCGTTATTATGCTGACAAGAGAGGCGCCAGCCCAATGTCAATGGACGGCTACTACATTACTAAGAAAAACGCACTTTTAATGGCGGCTGTCGCGAGGGGATGGGCCAGTGTTGAACGGGGAAAGCGTGAAGAATGGGAAGCCCTAACTGAGGAAGAAAGGGCTCGAATGGAAGAGTGGAACAAGGAATTTAATACCTATAATCTACCAGCAGCCATTGAAACAATCGAAAAAGTGGAAGGCTTTGCGGAATTCGCAGAAAAGTCAGGCGGATTCAGGATAAAGTGATGTATTTGGCCGGAGGCCATCATCCCGACAGAATAATCCCAGCGCAGCGGGGGCCGCAGCCCTGATTACTTATCCTTATAAGGAGGAATATACCCCTATGATTATAAAGACAACACAGAGCCTTACAGCGCCTACAGGACAGATCGTCTCTGGCGTAGCATTTAGAGCCAAACGGGAGCGGGACGGATACCGGATCAACTCCGGAGAGCACGACGGTATCTTTGTACCGGCAGCTGCTGCATTCGTGATCAGTGACATCCAGCTCGAAGAAGACGGAAGACGCCGGCGGGGCAGCCGCTATGATTGAACACATCCAGAAGGAGGAACGCATCATGCCGGACTGGACCATTATTGACTTGGGAGCGGCCACAAGCATCAATTACGAACGGTCGCGGCTGCTGGCGGAGCGGGCTTACCGGAGGGCTGATGCAGATGACAGGAAAGTCATATCCGGTATGATATCGGACTGTGAATATACCATCGAGTGGCTGAACACCGGGCGCCGGCCGGGTAACAAGCGGGGCATTGAGCGGCGAGCTGGCTATGAGCGGGAAGTGCTCCTCGATCCGGTACGCATGCAGGCATTCGCCAGCCGCTCCACCGCCGGCAGCCCGAGCAACTTGACCGATGACCAGCGGGAGCGGATTGACGAAGCTCTACGGTACCTCAGTCCCCGGCAGCGGGAGTGCTATCTACTGGCTCACGGTGAATGCTTCAGCTTCGGGCAAATCGCTAACATGATCGGCATATCCCGCTCCAGTGTACAAGCTTATGTCGAGGAAGCGCAAAAGCGTGTCAGCCAGGAGCTTGAACAGAACCTGTTCTTATGGGATTGACCCGTACAAAAGCCCACTATTTATAGGAATAACTTATAATCATGCGCATGTTTATAGGCAGTTAGTGGGTGGAGTCGCTGAAAAGCGGCTCTTTTTGATTCTAGAAAGGAGGGTTAGTGTGAAAATTGATGTACTTAACATTCCAGTATTTCAAGCGATGCTTGAAGTTTTCGCGCAGACGATCGATGATGAGCGGATCCCGGAAGACGTTAGAGGTGAGTACAACGAGAAGTATAAGTCCATTATGCTAAAGGCTGAGCCTTCTGGTGAAGAGGCACTATGAAACCGTGGGCTAAGAAGTTTTATGCTTCAAAGGCTTGGAAGGAATGCCGCTCTTCGTACATCACAAAGGTGTTCGGACTGTGCGAACGCTGCAGCAAGCCGGGTAAGATCGTCCATCACACTGTATATCTGACGCCAGATAACATAGACGATCCGAACGTCAGCCTGAACCACAGGCTACTGGAGTATGTATGCCAGGACTGCCACAATCAAGAGCACCATGGCAGCGCCGAGCAGCTGATTGAACCCGGACTGATGTTCGACTCCGGTGGTGACCTGGTCCAGGCCCCCCCTTGAATTTTTCATATTTTTTATTTTCTAAGAC